GTCCTTGCCTTTCATCCGGTGTGAATTTACTCTCTGGAACCCCAAGATTCCATCACACACGGATGCGTAGCACTCGGTCAGTTCAGTCTCCCATATGCCGTACACACTATGCAAGAAACTACCAAAGGCGTCAGGATCAACTGTTTTTGCCTCCATCGTCAAATTCTTTAACTCCTCTGCAGTGTACTTATATGCCATAGCCTGATTCCTCATATCCAAATAAGGTTTGTCAGACAACTGCTCGGACGTTTCCATTAGGAGAGTTCGTAAGGGAGCGATGTGTCGATGCTCATAAGCGGCAGACAGCAGTTTGCCGCTCATGTAGTCTTCGTCTTTGACAGCCCGGTTGTTGTTGGCCCGGACAGGCAATTTGCTCAACACACGTCCAAAGGATGGTACGGGGTATGTTCGGTTAACGCTGGGCACAAAACGTTTGCGTAAGAACGTCGCTGATCTACGGTCTGTGACAACCTTGACTTCGCTTTTCATGCCAACATCCGATGACACGGCCTCGAACGATTCTGATACACTCGCTCGACTTTGTTCCGTGAACATTAAATTATCATCCCCGTAGACCAAGGTAGTACTCTTAGTTATGCCAGCCGCGTGTAAGCTGGCGAGTGAAACGCATGCATTGACATAACCGTTGCCGGTGGTTGTAGTAACCTCACCAGACCAACGTTCGCCGTTCACTCGCCCTTTAACACCATAACGCGTAAAAACCCTAACGCTGGTGCAGGCTGCAAATTCTCTAACAAACCACTTTGGTGCGCCAAGTTTGTAGTAAAACATTGACTCCCACTTACGAACTCCGGCAGGTTGTGTTCCGTCGTTGTTCTTAAAATCGTTCTCACAGGCTTCCCCCGGTGTATGCTCGATGATTTCTGCTATCTCGTCTGCTGTCATTCCCACGCAGTAAAGGACCTCGTTCCCAGTGTTCTTGGGATTCCTGCGATTGAGCTCTTCAGCAATACGACGAGATAAATAATATACGACGGCCCCCATTGTAAGGTTGTACATGTCCCCACCCTGGTAGACAATGCGTGGCTGAGCGCCGTCATACTTCAACAAAGCCTCGGCTTTAGCAAAAACCACCTTATCCGTGTAACCGGGTAGTGTGAAGTCCTGCGAATCCAAGAGCGCACCTAACCTCTCCCGCTTTTGACCGCTCATCTCATTGAGATAAGCGTCGATCATGTCCCTGTCTAGTCGTATTTCTTCCCTGTCATGGATCTTGTCCATCAACATGTTGTGGCCCTGAATAAAAAGGTCACCTACGTCTTTCTGAGTACGATAATCACATCTTTTCTTTACAGCATGAAGAGTTGCACCCTCGGACTGAGCGACTACCGTGACAGGCACCCCTTCGATGAGTGCACCTTTGATTGGCTCAAAGGTGCGCGGGGGGTCAGTTGCTTTGGTAATATTAGCCTGGGCGTTGATATTTTCGAAGCGTACCTCGGTCGGGTAATCGGTGGGGCGATTATTATGCACTCCACCAACTAACGGTATAGACCGTGAGTACTTAAACTCCAATTCTCCAAATGTTATTGTTTGTGACATCTGATATGTATTTATATGTATGTATGAATATATGTATCTAGTG